CAGCACCTCGTCAAAGACTCCCGGCAGTTCCCTGCCGGTCTTGGAGCCTTCGATCTGCGGTTCCCAGAAGACGCGCTTCAGCTCGTCCTCGTCTCGGTTGAGAATGCCCACCATCACAACACTCTTGGTTGCATGCTGCAGATGGGTGATCCAACGCATCATCTCACGGCCTAGCAGGCCGTAGGCTCCGCGCATATCAGGCTTGCCGGTGCGCTCACTCATGGCCTCGGGCTGCACCTGGCTCCACTTGAAGCATTCGCGTGCCGCTACAGTGATCGAGTCAACAAATACGGTGTCGTATTGGTCCAGCTCCTTGGGGTCACCGAACATCCCGCAGACCTGATCGTACATGGCTTTACTGTACGATCCGTTCGTATCGGATGGGTCGGGTCCGCCGATGTAGAGAGCCGCTGCACGCGCTAACTCCCACGGATGGCACCCTACGGTGCCTGCTACCGCTCGCACGTCAAAGACGTTGTCCTTGGCCCAGTCACGCCCGAGAGCGAGTGTACCCGCCTCGAAGTCAATGAAGAGAGTCTTCTTGGGATCGAGCGTACGGGCCTGAGTGGTCTTGCCAGCCCCAGCAGGGCCGAAGATGCACATCGTTACTTTGTTGCGAGCCGCTTTGACGCGGTCATCCGCTTTCGTGAATTTAAGCATTTGTGTTCAGTTTGATTGTGGGCACCCCGAGTTTAGTCGTTCTGGCGTCCACCAGAGCGTCAATCAGGCCGGGATCAACCTGGTTCTTGAAAACCGCCTCGGATACCGAGAACTCGGTCTTGATGAGTTTGCTTCCGATCTCCGGTGGAAGTGCTTCCCAGAGCGATTGCAGCTTCTCTTGGTTCCAAGAGACAGTCTGCTTCACATCATAGGTTAGCTTCACGCCTTCGATTTCCTTCGAGATCGAGCCGTGAGTTTTTTCACGCTCCATCATTTCTTTCATAAACTCTCCGGCAGTGCGCTGGAGAAGCTCAGACTCAGCGTGCTGAATCTGGGTTTTGATGTATTGCGCCGTCGAGCGCAGGTCATCAATTTTTGCCGCTAACTGCGGCACTGTCATTTCTTGTAGGTTCATTTAATGTAGTCGTCTAGTTTTAGTGTTGTGCCATCTTCTTTGGCGATGGCGACCAGTTGCAGCAGTCGATGCAGCGGGATAATCCCGCTAACGACCCAGTTATCTAACGTCCGGGGTGAGATCTGAATCTTGGCAAGACACAGCTTTCTGTAAAGCTGCGCTCGGCCTCCAAGTTTCTTGATCACGCCCCTGACATCGAATGTTGGTGTTGTCATGGCGGCAATAGAACTAGCGTGCGCGATTTGTGCGTGCAATAAAAAAAGCGCACTTTTTTACGTGCGCTTTTTTTATCTCTGACGGAGAAGATGTTACGCTAGTTCACAATCTTTGCGAAGGTCGTTTAGCCGGTTCAGCCAGCCTTTCAGAAAACGAGCCAAATGAGGCTTGGTTTCGACTAGCCCTCTGTAGAAAGTCTCCTTCTGATCGCACACAAAAATGGACAAAGCCTTCAGTCCGATTTCGTTAATTGTACTCTCAACAGCTTTTCGTGTGTTTGGTCCCCACGCTCCATCAGGCTTAACGTCCACAGCCCGTTGCAGAAACTTCATCTGCTGACCGATGCCGGTGTTTACCGCGCCATCAAACTGCACTTGCGAGAGCGGCCATGGCAACTCTTGGCAATGTGCTCTCTCCCAATAGCATCGCTTGTACACAAGACCGGCCTCTTCAACTGTTAGCGTGTCCAGGTCAAGCTCAGGGTGGCTAGCTGAGTCTAAACCAAACTTAGTTCGCCCGCCGGAATCCCCCTCTTCGTTTTCCACAACGGCATACGCCATGTCTCCGTAATGGTTTTTGGCGTAGACAGTTTCGTGCTCCAGCACAAACTTCAAAGCTTTCTCAAAGTCACTCATACAAGGCTCAAGCGGTAGACGAGATGGTTTACCTCTCCCAGAATGTCATCTCGAATTGCCAACAGGTCGGTAGCGCCCTTGAGATCCTTGTCCATGCCGGCAAGGTAGTTCCTCATGCCGGTGAGGATTGAAATGATGGTGGCGTCCTCGACGGAAGCCTTTAGGCCAAGGTTGACGTCTTTGAGAGCCTCGCGGCCATACCGGCCAAAGAAGACTTCGACAAACGTGTCAATCGAGTCGCTGATTTCTTCGTAAGCCTTGTTGAAGGCCTTATGCTGGGCGAATGACTTGGTCATCCAGTGCCACAGTTTAAGCTGGGTCTGGAACTGGAGAAGGGGTTGTACTACGTTCATTTCTTTTTGTCCTTAATCTCTTGGATGGTCTGCACAATTTTGACAACGGTGTACACAAGCGATGCGACCATCACCAGCAACTTAACGATCTCAGAGAACTCCGAAATACTGATGACAAATGCCGCCAGATTCACAAAGTTCACTCTCAGCATTTGCTCAATGTTACGTTCAAGCATGAGCGAGGAATGTAAGGCTTGATGCCGGTACTGGGAGTCTTCCGTTTTCATCGTAGATTCCAGAATGCGGTGTGATCGTGTCAGGCGGCAGGCCGTTTCCGTCTTGTCCCGCCGGTGGCAGCACTCGGTTTGGCTTTTGCAGTACTACTAGGCCGGCTGGGGGTACGGCGTTTAGGTACCTCTCTTGGAGCCTTGGGATTTGAGGGACTGGTAAAACGGTCATAGTAGCTTGAGAATAAATAATTTGCGGCAAACCCGTAATTCAAAACGACCTCTGTCCAGCTTGGAGTAGACAAAGTTACAACGTTAAGAACTGCGCCGCAGATTACTAGCGATGAAATAAATTTGCGAATGTAAAAAAGCTCTGAGTGAGAATGAATGCGGTGTTTTGGATTGCCAAAAACACGGATAGCCATGTCCACTACCGATCCGGCGACAATGACGTTAGCGATGGCGTTGGCGATTGTTAGGGCGTTCATCTGTGAGCACTTTGGATGTAATGGTTTCTATGGCGCGCAGCCCGGCAAACCCAAGCAAGAACGCTATGGCATAAGAATAGGTCGGGTCATTATCGAGCTTGGTCACATGCAGGATAAGCGGAGTCACGTAATTTGCCGATGCCGCGCCTCCAACGGTCGATAAGACGGTCCGGCCAACATTCAGGCTTGCTGTCTTTGACATCATGAGAAGCGCCCCAAACAGGCCCGCTATCGCAAACCCTATATCGATGCCTTCTTCTTTGAGGTTCATTTCTTGCTAGTGTTTACCGGCATGTGTGATGCACCAAAGTAAAATGACAACACAGATGTAAAGCCACCAGTTAGGCCCCCCAGTAAAAGTGTGAGTGTGGGATTCTCCCATAATTTCATGGTTCCAGTCAAAAGCAGGCAAACGATGCTTAAGTAACAGACAGTAAGAACCATTGCCAGCGTTGATGGAACCCAAGAACCAGTTGCCATCTGCATTGCTCTGGCGTCGCCTCGGTCTTTAACGGCCAACTCTTCAGTCTTGATGCCCAGTTCCTCAAGCTTTACACGCAGTTCGTTATCAGCCGCCTTCAAAGCCTGCATGGCTTCCGGCGTGAGACGCCCGGATGCTAAAGCATCCTTGACGCTTTTCTCGGTGGCATCAGTCAATCCCAAGGCGCCGGCCACTGCCTCAACGGCAGCGCCCACCATAGGACCACCAGGCACTAGGAGTGAACCAATAGTGGGTAGTATTTTTTGTAGCCAATCCATGTTTTTAATAGTGCCACGGCCACTACAGCAGCGGAAGGGTAAATGAAGTCAGTCAGCCCTTTCAGCGTCCAAGCTCTTGGTTCAATCCCACCAAAGTACGGCATGTTGCTACGCTTGCCGCCGTAGTTAGCCTCGATGTTGCGGTACTCCGCTTGAGCGTACTCGCGCCCGATGAAGTAGAAGCTCCCGGCAGCAGCACCCACCCACCCATCGCCGCAGGCGAGGCCGATGACAGCTTGCAGGATGAGGGCGATGACTGGGTGGGCGAGGTGTTTCAAGTTCATTTTTAATAGCTTCTCGACGTTTTGCGTGATCGTTTGTTGTGTATAGGTCCATAAATCAAACTCCAGCAACAGGAAGCCAAGAACCTCCGCCTTGGGACACATACAGACGATTCCCAAGACTCCCCGGAGTTCTCATATAGATCGAGCCTGCATTTTCTACGGCTGTTGGCGCAGCTCCACCGCCAGTAATGCTTTGACCTCCAAATGTGCCTTTTGGAGAATAAATTCCAGTTGAAGATGTAAAATCTGCGTGCGTTAAATTGTTAAGAAAATTAACCTGACCTCTTGTTGATTCGTTTCCAAACTGAGAAACATTTACGCAATTTACTGCAACAAAATCATTTCCACTACTTGGATTTCCAATCAGTGAATTATTGTTAATTAAGCCAATTGCATTTACATTATTGCAAGATATTCCTGCAATTACTGGCAATCCGTTTGTTTCAACTATCGTATTAAGCGAAAGTGAAATACTGCTTGTTTGTGAATTAAAAAAACAAGAATAACTGTTTTGCCCACCAGCAATCCAGTTTGAAACAATTTTTAACCTATTAACGCTATTTGTAGGTATTGGATTGCAATAGATTCCGGGTGTACCATTTCCGTTTTGATCAATAATGTTTCCAATAATGTAACATTCAAGGGCGGCATCAATATAAATAGCAGCACCATTAGTTCCTGTGCATAAAATACAATTGTCAATAATTCTAGCACCCTCGCATTGCGTAAGTATTTTTCCAAGACGAATGCCAACAGAACTTCCTAAAAAGTAATTTCTTGAAATTGAAGAGTTTCTTCCATCATCAATAAAGTAAATTGACGTTGTGCCATTTAGAAAAAAGCAATCGGTAATATTGTAATTTGGACCCGATAGCTCTAATGCGTTTTGAAAGCCAGATATTGTGCATCTATTTATGCGTGCAGCCATAGCTGCATTTAAGTAAGGCACAGTAATTTTTATCCCGGCGGTTGTTGTGCTTGATCCTGCATCTATGTTTAGGTTCTCAAAAACACATTGATTTCCAGTAACAGTGAACACTGCCGCAAGATTTGCTGCTGGTCGAATAGTAGCTGTCCCTGTTGATGTAAATACAATTGCAGCTACACCTCCAGAAATTGGAGGCACTGTGATAGTAGCAGTCGTTTTATAGACTCCAGCAGGAAACTGAACCGTGCCAAACAGCCCAGCAGCATTTACTGCCGCCTGAATGGCTGCAGTATCATCAGCAACCCCGTCCCCCACCGCCCCGAACTGAAGCACTGAGACGATGCCGTTTAGCTTTGATGCGTTCTGAAAAGATTTGCTGCTCATAGTATTAAGCTACTTCGTAAAACCCACTGACTGTGATGACGTACCCATCCCCACCGGGGTAAGTGCCGTCATATTTTTGAATGTTGCATCCGGTTGCCCCGCCATCAATGTGCCCGGAGACTGTGTTGCCAGTTATCGCACGCTCTTTGCCTGCGACTGTGTTTGCTGTTGTGCTCGCCCCAGCTTGAACTGGGAGCGTAAAAGCAATATATCCAGCTCCAGTTCCGTTAGTTGTAATGCGAATCTCTGCTTTTACATAAACGATGTTGCCTCTCTGGATGTACTTGCCCGTTGCCGTCTTGGTGGTGATTGTCCCCGATCCAGAAGTGACAGTCGGCGTGTAGGCAATCCAAGGGGTGTCAGGCAAAGCGGACCTGTCGTTTTTCCAAAAAACAGAAGCTCCAGCATCTACTGCTGGATCTGGAGTGCCATTTTCTTTGTCCAAGTTGTAAATGTTGATCTTAACCGATGGATAAGCAAATGCAGGAGATGAGTTGGTGCCATAGGCATGTAAAGGCCTGTTTGCTGTGAATTGCCAGAATCTTTCTGCCCTGCAAGTATTTACAGCTTGAGTGCCACCAAGACAGGACACGGACTCAGTAGCGGCCCCAGCGCAATACGCTCTGAAGAACATCCAGTCATTGTTGTCGCTGTTTACCAAATACAACGGCTGAATGTCTGTGTGTTGGCAATCCATCCAGATTTGGTTCATTGCAAAGTTTGCGCCATCGTCGCCGCCGCAAACCATCCCAAATCCTGTTCGCGCAATAAACTGTCTTGATTTTAGCCGTATCCGGCATTGTTGCGTGTCCCGAGCTTCTCCCAGAGCAGCAACAACGGTAGATTGCAGTCCAATTGTTTTGGCCTCAACAATTGCGACATCAATGTCGCAATTCCACACGGAAGCCAGCTTTAATCCGTATGCAGCAACACCGTTGTTACAGTCAATCCCTATGCCGGTAAACTTCACTGAGGTTACTCTCGCATTTGATGCCCCCGAGACGGAGGTAATAGTTACAATCGGCGTTGTTGTGTTCAACGCTCCAATCCACTTGATCACAGTGCCCTTCAATACTGGCGCTCCAGTGTCGTGAAAGTCTGCTCCGGCGCCTGTGATCCACACGTTGCTGACGTTGATGTCAGGCATCACCGTTGTGGTGGGGTATATACCGGCAAATAAGACATGCTGAACGCCTGGGTTTGCTATTGCTGAGCTAAAGAACGCAACCAGCGCCGCCGTGTCATCCGTAGTGCCGTTGCCTGCGGCACCGAACTGCGTAATTGACACGATGCCTTCTAGCTTGTCTGCGTTTTGAAAAGATTGGCTGCTCATAGGTTGTTAGGTGAAGCGTCAGTCTGTGGCAAGTTGTGGTTGCTCCCGGTGGGGACGTCGTCGTCCTCGCGCTTGAACTGCCGCTGGATCTGACTGTTGATGCTGGCGATCAGCGGGGCAGCAAGACGGTAAGGGACTTCGAGCAAAGCAGTGTTAAGGATCTGAAGCTGCTCTTGAGTGAATGTAAGTGTAGTCGTATTCATTAAGCGTTGTAGTAGGGGATTCTAATTTCTACACCTTCAGCGTATCCCTTAATAAATCCTCTTGGGTTTGCTGGCAATGTTGCAGCTCCTACAGAAGCGGATGTTGTTATTCCATTTCCGATAGATGTAAATCCAGCACCAACAGGCAATGCATTTCCATACATTGTGTAATTCTTGCTATAAACTGCTCCATCTGTTTGAACAGAAAATATTTGAGAAGGACTAACGGCACTAGCGTCTAAGGCATTAATAAAATATCCACCGGGAGACGTATTTGTAAACCTGTTTAACAACAATACGCTGCCTGTATTATTAAACTGAGATGCCTGTATCAAATTTCCGGGGTATCTCGTTGGAGGCAATCCAAAGATTGCAACATTTTCTGTGCCTGAAGTTGGCTCAACGTAAATTCCAATTCTTGAGTTTCTTATGGCAAGTCCATATAGATATTTTGATACACCATCAGCTCTGTCAAGTTTTATTCCAAATGTTACGTCATTTCCTCCATATCCATTAATTGATAATCCAAATTGAGTGCCTGTATTACTTGGCCCTAGATTAGCAACATCAATTTCAATTCCCCAAATATTTCCAGATGAACCCGCATTAGCAGTTGCTACAGCATTCAGTGCGGAATTAATACTTGTTTCACCTGAGGCATTTAATTGTGCGCCTAGATAAAGTGCTCCATACCCTTTGTTGGTTGCAGATGCTGGTTGAATGGATTCAAATGCAGCGGAAAATGTAGCGTCAATTGTTCCAGACGCTGCAGACGTTTTTTGTTGGTAAGCATAAGGTCCATTTGACAAACAATTATTGTTTGTTGTCATGTTTGGAAATTTTACAGTCCCATTAAAAACTGCGCCCGAACTAATGTTCCAGTAAATGCTTTTTGATCCAAATGCTGCAGGCGGCAAATTAGATGCGGAAGCTAACGTGCTTGATGTTAAATAATAAACCCCAGTAGGAACAATTATTGATCCACCAGAAGAAGACAAAGAATTTATAGCTGCAATAAAAGCTGAGCTATCATCCGTAGTACCATCACCAACAGCTCCAAAATCCTTCACAGACACGCTCTCACGAGCCTTGTCCTGCATGTTCCGAGTAATAGCACCTGTTCCGGCTTGCAGAAAGCCCACAGAGGTGCCCGCAAGTGTGTTGGTGAGCATTTTGCCTGCATTGAACTCAAGCTGGTCATTAAGGGCCGCCGGAGACGTCAGTGTGACGGCATTGCTGCTCGTCTCAGCGTAATCAACCCCAACAATTAGCTTGAGCCCGTTGCGGTACACCGTCAGGCCGTTGTTGCCAGGCACATAGGTAACAGTCGCCAGCGTAAAAAACGTCTGTCCTGCCGTGGCAGACTGCGTTTCTGCAGAAGTGGCAATTGCACTAATGTTTTCAGTAACAATCCGTCTGGACTCAAGCAAAAGCTGGTTCCCAATAGCAATGCCGCGAGTCAGAGTTATTGTCGTGCTGTTTGTCTCGAGGTAATCAAGGCCAACCAACAATCGAATACCATTCCGGTACACCGAAAGAGTGTTCGTTCCCGGCAAATAGTTGATGGTTCTGAGTGTAAAAACTGTCTGCTGTGCAACAGTTGCAGTGATTACTTCCTGAGATACATTGAAAACGTCAGGCGGCGCATAAGGCTGATTAAACGCGGCGAACACGAAGACCTGATTACGGTTACGCACCGTGATGCTGTAGGTATCCGCAGACACATACATGTTACCAGGGCTGCCGTTGCGGCTGGGGTAGCCGCCGATGGTACGGATCGGTTGTGCCGCCGGAACCGTCAATGCGTCGTCCCAAAACACGTTGATAGGAGATACCTCTGGGTTCAGGTTTGATGTCCCGATAAAGATGTAGCCGGCCTCGAGCGGCGTGCCGTCGAGGTCGTTGAATACGGGAAAAGGTGAGACGATGGAAGAGGACATTACTTGGACTCCTGTTGAGGTTGGTTTGGAACCTGTGGCACAAGGTAGGTTTTAACAAAAGCCTTGGCTTCTGGCAGGTTATTTTTATCAAGAGGACGTAAAAGTTGAGCCATTAGTTTTTTATCCGTCATGGCCTCGACCATAATAGCCCTAGCTCTACCTGATGGATCACCAGACCAAGACAGCTTTGATGTAAGTTCACTAAGCGCTCGCATGGCTGTTCCAGTTGCCCCATGTCGCATTCCTTCTGGCATGGTTTTGTAGGCAATTTTTCCTAAAAAACCAAGAACGTTATTAGCCATCTTGTCGTTGAACTCTTCTTTTAAAGCAGTGTTTAAGCTGGTGACAGATTGGCCTGCCGAAGCCCTGCGAAACCGTTCCATTGTCTCAAGCTGCCCTCGGTACACGTCCATCATGTTTAGCTCTAAACTTTTTTTCCCAAGAATCTGCTCAAGCACCTGCCGCTCTTGTGTGCCGGATGTCAGCATTTTGTTGAGTCCAGCGTACGAAGTTGCAAGCTGATCCATGGTCACGGTAGCCGTTGGATCTTCAAGTGTAGATACCACTTCACCAAAGCGAACGCGCTGTTCATCCATATACTGACGGACGGCATTCTTAAGCCCCTCAGTGGCTTTGCCGGTTTTGTCTGTGGCAGCCAAGTCACTAAGTTCCTTTGCGGCTTTAGCCGGGTTGCCAGACTCCATAACGGAGGTAATTGCCGTGACTGGTTCTTTTCCGATTACCTTAGCTGCTGCGCTGCTTGCAACAGTTTCTTGAGCCTGCTTTACCTGAGCTGATGCCGCCCGTTTTGCAGCTTCGCGAACAATTGTGGCATCTTGTCTTGCAATAGGCTCAACCTTGACGCCCTGAAGCTGCTGCTTGGCTGTGCGAACTGCCGCACCAGTGGCGCCTACGGCCTCAGTAGCCTTACTGACGTCTTGCAGGTACGCATTGATGGTTGGAAGAGTTTCTGGGAACTCTTGAAGCCAACCTTCAACATTCCGCTTTGAAAGCCATCCGTTGATTTTTTCAGGTGTGGCGTTTTCGCCAACGCTGCTCGCAAGATCGTTCACGATCCAATCTTGAACGGCTTGATTCCCTACTTTGTCTCCTTTTAAGGCATCTTTTAGCTGTCGAACCGATTCAATCGGGCCTTTCAGAAAAGCATCAATAGTTCTGGAATCTTCAGTGCCACCAAACTTATTAAAGACACCCTTTGCCGCTCCATCCTTATATCGAGAAGCATAAGAACGATGAAAGGCATTAGCTACAGCCAAATCAGAGTGCACTTCTCCTAGTGCTTGAATGTCAGCATCCATCCCATCTTTGACCATTGTCAAAATTCTTTGCTCATTGGGATCAACTGATGCTCTTATTTTTCCATTCAGCGTCCTGATGCCCGCCATCAAGTCCCCAACACTTACCTGCGGCTTGGCCCCTTTTTTAGGTGGAGTCAGCGTTGTGATGATCCGCTGAATTGGATTTGGAAGATCTCCCCATAATCCTGCTCCACCCATTCCCTTAGCCTCTCTGGCTGCCCTGTAAGTGTTATCTGCGGTAGACATGACGTCCTTTGCAAAATCATACAGCTTGTTGCCGGCAGCTTTTTCAATATCGCGCTCTTTATTCAAAACTGTTTTTGCGACAACACTGGCCTGATCTTTTACGCCTCCACGCGCCGATAACTTTGCCCTGGCAGCTTCAAGCGCCTGCTGCGTGCGCTCCAGCATGCCTTCTGCCGTGCTGACAACAGCTTCCGCTCCAGTCCGGGCGGCTTGTGATTTTGAGAGCGAGTCAGAAATGATTTTTGCGGCCTGCTGATCTCCGGCTTGGATGAAAGCATCAGCGGCTTTCTGGGCGTCATTCAAAAGAGTTTGATTTTGCTGCGCAAAAAATTGCTCGGCCTGCTCAAAAGAAGCTCCGCGCTCTTGCAGTGCTGCTCCAATGTTTTTTGATATTGCGCCTCTTGATTCGGCTCGAACCTGCCGCAGAGAAGAGTTCAAGTTTGCCAGCGCATTCCCAAGAGAAATCAATCCTTCATTGCCTGAAATCTCGGTTGTAAGCGGGGTGACGTTACCACCAGTCAGCCTGCTTGGAGCACCTTCCACACGCATAGCAAGAGCCTCTGGGATTCCCCCAGCCTCGGTAGCGTACTGTCTAATGACATTACCGGCAACCTGTTGCGCCTTGGCTTCAGCGCGAATCGGACGCTGCATTAATGCCCCAGTCATCTGACGAGGCTGAAGTGCTCCGCCAGTAACAGCGCCAACAACAGCGCGTTCTACGCCTCCTCCAAAAGCTGCTGGAATGGCAGCCCCAAGAGCCGATCCAATAGCAACCTGCGCGATTGCTCCAGCATCTCCAGAAAATGCCCGTTGAATTGTACCCAAAGCCGGCTTTAAGGTAGCCGCCATTGGCAATGCTTCCCCAATTGCTCGAGAGCCTCTGGCTCGAGCCTCATCAAATGCTGCTTGCGCTTGTGACGCCTGTTGCTCTTGAGGAGTCTGAAATTCAGACATGATTTCTTGTTGAAGTGCTCCGCCGGCAACACTACCAGCAATTCCGCCTCCAATTGCTCCCACTCCACCAAGCATCGATCCTGCCGCTCCACCAACTAGTCCTCCGGCTGTTGGACCTACTTGACTAATAGCGCCACGTGCCGCAGCACCTGCCATCGACGGCTCCATCTCCTGCTTGTACTGTTCCCAAATAGGAGCCAGCACCGGGTACTGCTGTGGGTCGAGTGTAGCGGTCGGATTTAGGCCGCCAGAAGCAATTTCCTTGTTTAAGACATCGCGAATTGAACCAGTGCGCTCGAGCCTGCCAGATATGGCTTGTACGTTGGACTCGGTCGGTGCACCGCCCTGCGGCGACTTGATCTTGAGCAGCTCCGCTGCTAATTCAGGCTGTGGCAGGTCGCCTAATGTTGCTCTTACCTCTTCTGGTGGCCGAGGTTGAAACTTTATTGGCTGCTGAAGCATCTGCGGGTTCTCGGTGTAGGGAGACGGACCAGCAGGTTGTTGGGATTGCCCATATGTGGATTGATAATGCCCCATCGCAGCATCAACGGCAGACTTTTGGTCTGGAGCGTCAATGACGTACTCTTTGCCGTAAACGTCTAGAGTAAATTCAGGCATATTATCGCACACTCTTGATGGTTACCCCAGCCGGAGGTGCATATGCAGGCTGTGCCGGCGCCCCCGGCTGACTCGCACCACCAAACACCTTGATAGCTCCCAGTTCCTTTTTACGTTGTGCAAGAAAATCGTTCAGCGTGGTGCCTTTGCTGACTGGAATTCCTGAAACTTCACCGTCCTTTGTAGCTTTCCCGTTCGTATTAAATGTTGAAACAAAATTCGCTTTATCGGACTCAAGCTGAGTCTGCCTATCAAAAGCAGAAACCAAAGCATCAAGATACTCAGCTTTTCTTTGTGCACTGTCGTACGTGCCTGGAACAGTGCTGCCCACTGTTTTTAATTCCTGCACGTTCATGTTTCCACGAGTGCTATCCTTTAGAGACTTGAAAAGGTCGCTAGTTACAAGCCGATCAAATCCAGTCAAGAAATTAGAAACTTCATCTTGCGTTCCAGTTACAGATTTCCAAGCTTCTTTACCCATTAAAGTAAATTTTCCAGAATCCATTTTTGATCTCAAGGATTCTAGTTCACTTCTTAATGATTGTGCAGTTTCGGATATCTTTCCATAAGATTGAGAAGCGGTTGTTGCTGCATCTACAATATTGGTCACGGGACGGCTCATAGGCTTTCCGTTCTCGATTTCTTGAGACATCTTAACTGCCGCCCATTGTTCTTTCATGGCCTTGGCTTTAGTTTCCTCAATTTGAGCCTGAGTTTGCTCAGATTTAAGCCGCTCATCCATTGCTCCGAACATAGCTTTTGCTTTATCGGGAGAAAGCATCTGCAGTCCCATTGCAGCAATCACAGAAGTTTTTTCTGGAAACTTGTTGTATTGATCACTCAATTGTTGAAGCTGAGGAACCATTTTTGTCAATTCGGGGTCGTCTTGTGCTATTTTGATTGAACTTTCAAGAAGCTTTTTCCCAGTTTCATTGTCTCCAATTTGAGTAGAAAGAACCAATTGTTGGCCAAGATTATCTCCAAAAGCTTGTGCTTTAGTTGGAATTGACGCACGCATTTTTGCCATATTCATTAACAGATTCGGATCTGCTTGATGAAATTTAATTCCAAGCTGCATAAAATTGTCTCCAGTCCATTTGCTTGGATCCGATGACAAATCGTTTAATGACTTCTGAAAGTCTTGTTTTTGACCAAGTTCAAACTTTGCGGCTTCAGTTTGAGTTCCAACCAGTCCCTGATGTAGTTTTTGAGAGTTGATTTGCTCTTGCAGATGCTGAAGCTCCAACGGCTGCCGCTCCTGCGCAAACTGCGCCTGCTGCGCCTGAATACCAGCCTGCTGCTGTGCGATCTCGCCCTGCTGCTGAAGCCCCTTGAGCTGCTGAATCCCCAGCAGACTTTGGAGGAAGTTCTGCGCCGGAGGCTGCGGAATGTTGATGCTGTAGTCGTATTGTCCGGCCATATTAAGCGTATCCTCCAGGTAATCCTGCTGAAGTGCTGATCATTCCCTCTTGTCCTGCTCCTGCTCCTCCAAAGCCACCACCAAAGCCACCACCTCCGTTTAGCGCATTCATCAGCATGTAGTTTTGCATTCCACCTTGTACGGCATTAGAAATACCCCCTGCTCCTTGAGCATAGGCATTAGCTTGACCAATCTGCCCAGCAGCCCGTGCGGCTCCTTGTCCTACCATCAGATTTCCTATGTTCTGAGCAGACTGCTGCCCTGCTGCCGCTGTGCCTGCCGCCGAGGCTTGTCCAACTCCCAGAAGATTCTGGGCAGAGGTTGACCCAAGAGAAGTCAACCCAGCCAGCTTGCCGTACTGAGACTCAATGAGCTGATTCAAGAGCGCAGGACGAAACTGCCCTAATGCCGCTTGCACGTTGCCGCCGCGAAGTCCTCCGGTTGCTGATGCGTTCTGGAGAATGCCTTGTTCTCCTTGCTTTGCGAGTTCTTGAAACTGGGCGGACTGTTTGATCTGTTCAATTGCTGCTTGCTGCTCTGCATTGCCTCGAAGTCCAGCAAGCCCCTGCATCCCTTGAAGAGCACCGGGTCCAGCTTGGATGTACGGCTGTGTTAGATCAGGTTTACCTGCCTCAACATACGGCTTCAAAAGAGCTTGGATGGCATCAAACTGCCGGCG